ACATACCATTATTTCCCCTAATCTTAATTAAATAAGTTGCATTTCTTGAACTAACAAGTGGTATTAATAAAGGACTTGTTACTTGGTTTATACTTGTATATGTTACACCATTGTCTGTACTGTAATCATAACTTGTTATAGGTAAAGAACCAGAACCAGTATTGGTTGGTTGGGTGAAAATAACTGTTGCTAATTGATTTGATGTTGTTACATTTGCAATCGTTGGCGCTAGAGGCGGAGAATTCAGAGTAACACTAACACTGTTTGATACAACACTATAAAGACCGTTAAAAGCTTTAATGGTGACATTATATGTTTGACCATTTGTTAATCCATTAATTCTTAATGGACTTGCTGTTTGTGATGGACTTAATAATATAAAATCTATACCATTCATACTGTAGGCATAATTTGTTATAGCTGAACCATCATTTTCTGATTGTGTGAAATAAATTGTAGCAGTTTGATTTGATGCAGTTACACTTGTGATTATAGGGGCTGGTTGTTGAAAATTAATAGTAACACTAACACTATTAGATGATACACTATACAAACCGTTAAAAGCTCTAATGGTGAAATTATAAGTTTGACCATTTGTTAACCCATTAATTCTTAATGGACTTGCTGTTTGTGATGGACTTAATAATATAAAATCTGTACCATTTGTACTGTAGGCATAATTTGTTATAGTTGAATCTGCTGGTATTTGCGTAAAATTAATCGTTGCAGATTGATTTGCTCCTGTTACACTTGTAATTAAAGGTTGGTATAACATATCTGTCATTTGTGCACTTGACAATCCAACTTTATTTTCAAACAACAGTGAAGTAAGCCTCTCAGTATTTGATGATCCAGTAACATAATAAGCAGTGTCGTGAAGTGCTGTAAAATTATTATTGGCAATTGTTGGTATATTTCCCAAGAAATATACTTTTGTTAAAGAAGAACAATCATTAAATGCATCTGTACCAATACTTGTAACTGAATTAGGAATAGTAATGCTTGTCAAAGCAGAGCATCGTTTGAACGCTTGTGTGTCAATACTTGTAACCGAATTTCCAATTGTTACACTAGTTAAAGAAGTACACGCAAAGAAAGCATAATTACCAACACTTGTAACTGAATTAGGAATAGTAATGCTTGCCAAAGAAGTACAACTATAGAACGCTTGTTGAGCAATACTTGTAACTAAATTAGGAATAGTAATGCTTGTCAAAGCAGAGCAATATTGAAACGCACCTAAACCAATACTTGTAACTGAATTAGGAATTGTAACACGAGTCAAAGAAGTACCGCGGAACGCACTCCCATCAATACTTGTTACTGAACTAGGAATTGTTATAGAAGCTAAACTTGAACAATTCATAAACGCACTATCACCAATGCTTGTTATATTTGAACCAATTGTAACACTTGCTAAATTAGTTCTAAATTTGCAAGCAATATTAGGAATTGCTCCAACATAATCAAATGTAATTTGAAGACCTACATTATTTATATTAAAAGCTGAATTAAAATTACTAATATAGGCATATGTAATAATTGATGTTAAACTGGAACACCCGTTAAACGCATTTGTACCAATGCTTGTTACTGAACTAGGAATCGTAACACTAGTCAATGCAGTACAACTTTGGAGTGCACTTGCACCAATACTTGTAACTGAATTAGGAATTGTAATACTTGTCAATGCAGTGCAACTTTGGAACGTACTTTGACCAATACTGGTTACTGAATTAGGAATTGTAACACTAGTCAAAGAAGAACAATCTCTGAATGAATTTGTACCAATACTTGTTACCGAATTTCCAATTGTAACACTTGTCAAAGAAGAACAACTTTGGAATGCGCTTGTACCAATACTTGTAACTGAATTAGGAATTGTAACACGAGTCAAAGAAGTACAATTGCGGAACGCATTCTCACCCATACTTGTAATTGTACTAGGAATTGTTATACTTGTTAAACTGGAACAATTGTTAAACGCATTTGAACCAATACTTGTTACTGAACTAGGAATTGTTATAGAAGCTAAACTTGAACAATTTGTAAACGCACCTGTACCAATGCTTGTTATATTTGAACCAATTGTAACACTTGCTAGATTAGTTCTATTGCCGCAAGCATTATTAGGAATTGCTCCAACATAATCAAATGTAATTTGAAGACCTACAGTATTTACACCATTAAAAGCAGAATTAAAATTACTAATATAGGCATATGTAATAATTGATGTTAAACTGGAACACCCGTTAAACGCTAAATTACCAATACTTGTAACTGAACTAGGAATTGAAATAGCAGCTAAACTGGTACAACCGCTAAATACATCTTCACCAATACTTGTTATATTTGAACCAATTGTAACACTTTCCAAATTAGTTTTAAATCTACAAGCATAATCAGGTATTTGTCCAACATAATCAAATGTAATTTGAAGACCTACAGTATTTACACCATCAAAAACTGAATTAAAATTACTAATATACGCATATAGAATAATTGATGTTAAACTGGGACAATCGTAAAACGCATTGACACCAATACTGGTTACTGAACTAGGAATTGTTATAGCCGTTAAACTGGTACAACTTTGGAACGCAGTTGCACCAATACTTGTAACTGAATAAGTTATAGAATCTACTATAACACTTGCTAAAATTATTATATCACCCGTTGCGTCGGGGGACAATACTACTGAAGCAGTTTGGTTGCCTTCATTTAACTCATAGTTCACGTTATTGTCTGTGTACGACATTATATATATATATACATAATATTATTGGCAAAATAAATAATTTTGTATTTTTACCGTATTTTTTGAGTTGTTCAATCTTGTGTATATATTTTGAAAGCAAGAATTATATAAGCAAGATATTTGAAACTGCTTCTCTAAAAAGAAAGCACTCTTACCACTTTGTCTTTTTTACCGCAATTTTTGGTCCCTGGCCTCGCTTCTTCACATTATTTGGGTCATATTGCTCCTCATCATCATCATCATTAATGGATTTGGATAATTCCCAGAACTCTTTGGACCCTAATCTGAAATCATTATGTGAATCTGCTTTGTACCAGAACACTTGGTCCTGTAATTTGTTAGATTTTGCGTTATTATTTATCACTAGACATTCATAATTCTCTGTACATTGGTCCATTACTTGACAAAATGATTCTAATGTTGGAAACATACCAGCATAATTCTCATAAATTCGCTTCCTATTTGCAATATACGGCTCTCTTAAAATAAAAACATAATCAATATTGGTTCTTAGCGTTGGTGGAATACCCAACGGATATTGCATTGTGATGATTAACATCACCTTCCAGTGTCTCAATTATACCATTTTCATTCAGACATTTCCTTCTGAAATCATAAAATCTATGCTTTTTGAATGGGCATAACATCCTCTCGGATGGGTTTAGACTATATCTTAAGGTATCATCGTAATTAGTTAGATTACTCAACCCCACGGGCATTTAGTCGTTGAACTGCCATCATATCCTTACTATATCGGACTTAGATGACTAGCTGCGGGTTGTCTCTATTTTATACCTTTTTACTATTCTTCATGTAGTTAACATGAACCGCGACTATATTTCTATAGCCGTTTAGTAGTATAAACCTTCAAAGAACTCTGTTCAAGGTCTTAATCAAGATGTCTCCGCAATTTGGACGTGTCGCATATTAAAGGGTTAAATACCCTAAATATACTAGCCATTCTTTTGAAATGACTTTGGCAAACCATTCACCATTCATGAAAAGGAGCCGCATTAATTTATCGCGTGCCCACGTGTTGTCGTATAAGCAATCATCCAGAATCACAAAAGTTCTAGGGTCAATTGTTGAGCGTTTGAATTGCTCCATTTCCTTCTTAATCTGCTTCAAAACTTGCTTCTGTCGCTTCAAAATGTTCTCAATAATTGCAGTATTATATTCGTTATGGATGAACAATTTCGGCACCAATTTTCCGTAAAATCCGTTACCCTCTTCAGTTCCCGAAATAACAGTACCAATAGGAATACTTTGTTGATAATATAGCAAGTCTTTTACTAAAAATGATTTACCAGTATCACGACGACCAATTAAAACGACAACAGGTCCTTTGGATTCATCTGGTTTGAAGCTAATAGTTTTCATATCAAACCGCTTTAGTTCTAAATTCATTATATTTATACATTTATAAAAGAATTATTTTGTTAAACGCAAATTATATAAAAATGAATTGCTAAAACAAATCTAATAATAATAATAATAATAATAATAATAATAATAATAATAATAATAAATTTGTTAGTTGTTTAGGAAAAAATGAGTTAAAACTTTCTATTATTAATATTTTTATTAGCTAATGGCAACAACACCAACTAAAACATCAACCTTTAGTGTTAATTATCAAAAAAGAAAGAATATTAACCTCTTTAGTAAGTTTCAAACTAACAAATATATCAATCTTGACCAAGTGCAAAATTATATCCCTATTTATGACCGATTTTTCACATTAAACAATACAAATTATAATGCTATAAATTTAAACCATTTATGGTCTATATCGGATTTAAAGAATGAAAAAAAGAATGAGAAGAAGAATGAAAAAAATAATACAAATTTAAATGATGATTTACATAATGAGAATGTTTACACATGCAAACTTAAAAATATTAATGATGAAAACGGCGAGTTCACTAGTAACCAAAAAGTATTTATTAAAATGGCGCCATTATTAGACCCATTCAAATATATTGTAGGTAAATATAATTGCAATGATGAACAGTTATTTAATTTGCCATCAATTGACAAGGATTTTAAAACTAATCCCAAAATATCTGATACTAACAATTCTGCATATGTAGATGGGTTTTTCTCATTTTTAACTAGTCATCTTTTAAATACTCATAATTTTACTCACGGATTAGACTATTACGGATCATTTTTAGCTGTTAAAAATAATTACAAACTGAATATTATTGATGATATTGATTATTTAGTTCATTCCGATTTTTTCAATAAGAAACAAAATATATTGTTTAAAGTTGACGACTATTCACATTTGATAACAAATAATGATGATGTAAAGCCACTTAAGCCATTAAATATAATGAATTCATCAAATAAATCCGTATTATCTATAAAATCATTTGATGATTCTATTTTTGAAAATATTTTTTGCAATACAAATGCAGAAGCAAATCTAGTTACATTATCTGACATAAAAAATATGAATGTTGAATTGGTTGATATTATGAATTCAAGTGAGTTTGATATTGACACTAAAAAATCTGAAACTTTGAAATCTGGTTCATCATGTTCATCTAGAACATCGCATACAAATGATAATGATAATTTAGAAGTTGATAATTTGAACGATGACAATTTAAAAGGAGAAAAATGTCCTATTAATATTGGTTCTGAAACAAATTCTGAAATAGACGCAATAAATAGTATAACTAGCATTAATAGTATAAATGACTCTGATGATAATAGCAGCAATTATTCTGATTTAGATGAGGAAACTTTATGGCTAACACTGCCAAAATTCCCTGTTCAGCTAATCTGTATGGAACATTGTGAAAACACATTTGATAATTTAATCTTGTCAAATGATTTATCGCATGACGAATGGTTTTCCGCCCTAATGCAAATTATTATGACTCTAATTACATACCAAAAAATGTTTTCATTTACTCACAATGACCTCCATACTAATAATGTTATGTACATCAATACAAACAAAAAATTTATTTATTACTGTTATAAAAAGAAGTATTATAGAGTTCCCACTTTTGGCAAAATCTTCAAAATAATAGATTTTGGCCGTGCCATTTATAAATTTAATGGTAAGACATTTTGCAGCGATAGTTTTCAAACTGGAGGTGATGCTGCGACACAATATAATACTGAGCCATATTTTAATGATAAGAAGCCGCGATTAGAGCCCAATTTCAGTTTTGATTTGTGTCGTTTAGCGTGTTCTATTTTTGATTATGTGGTTGATGATATTGACACTATTAAAAATTTAGCATTCTGTGAGCCAATTGTTAAATTAATTGTTGATTGGTGTCTAGATGATAATGGTATCAATGTTTTGTATAAAAATAACGGAGCTGAACGGTATCCAGATTTTAAACTGTATAAAATGATTGCACGATGTGTTCATAATCACACACCTCTAGCACAATTGGAGCGACCTGAATTCAATAAATTTGTTATATCTAAGAATAGTGTTGGTAAAGCTGATGATGTAATTAACATTGATGAATTGCCATCATATATCAATTAAACAATATTTGCATTATTTTATTTGTATTTATTTTATTATATCAACAATATGTAATATAATAAAATGAGCTTTGGTTTTATAATTACTAGACATGTTAATTCAGTACAAACTAACAAATATTGGAATCATAATATAAAACTGATTAGAACTCATTATCCTTTTAAAAAAATAGTGATTATAGATGATAACAGCAATTATGCATTTGTAAAGGCTGATTTTAGTTATAGGAATCTAGAAATAATACAATCTGAGTATCCTGGTAGAGGTGAATTGCTGCCATATATTTACTATTTAAGACATAAATGGTTTGATAATGCGGTAATCATTCATGACAGTGTTTTTTTCCATAAACGCATCCCATTTGAATCAATAAAAGTACCGGTATTGCCTTTCTGGCACCATCCTTACGATAAAGAACATTTGAACAATCTATTACGTATATCTGGATATTTAAAAAATGGTTCTTTCATTCGGCAACGTTTGTCTGGTAATGAAATCAATATATTGGGAATGAATGAAGACAAATTCAATTTGTGTTTTGGAGGACAATGTTATATTAATCATTCATTTTTATCCAATTTAGAAAGAAAGTATAATATTAGTAATTTAGTGCATGCTGTTACTTGTCGCACTGACCGTTGCGGATTGGAGCGCATATTAGGATTGTTATTTAATAATGAATTTAAACAGTTGAGTAAAATTAAGTCGTTTTATGGTGATATTAGAACACATCATTTGTCTTTTAACTATAACTTTGATAATAAGTTGTCTGATTTTAGAAAAAATATTATACATGGTACATTAGTTAAAGTTTGGACTGGGCGATAAATTTGTAGAATTAGAAAAATGGAAAAATTAGAAAAATGCAAATATTAGAAAATGAGTATAAAT